TTCATGCGGGATTCAATGCTGTACTTTGTGAGATTCGCGTATCGAGTCCCGCCCAACGTCACCGTTAAATAACTCGGGGGCGTGGACGCATTCGGTGCGTTTCCTTCGGTGAATGTCGCGGATGCGGGTGCGCTGCTTTGCATTGTGATAACCAGGGGCACACTCGAATCACGCGGGAAGTCCAACACGCCCAGGCGGGCAGGAATATCGAAATCGTCAATGCCCTGAATGATGCTGCTTACCACATCCGTGGGCACGGCGGCCGAGACTCCAGAAACCGGGGACTGCTGAATCTGCAGGGGCGTGTCGCTTGCCATCACTCCGGTACGGAGAAAGTTATCCAGGCCCTTGGTGATTGCAGCCACCCGGTCCAGCTTGCTGGGCACAATTGGGGTGCGGGGAATTGAGGGACTGACCGGCTTGTCAAACGATTCCAGTACCGCATAGCGCGATTCGAGACTCGCAAGCCGCTCACCTTCTGCCTTCAAATCTGTGAACATCTGGTTTTCTTCCGTTGACATTTCACGGCTAGAGGTCCGTCCAAGCAGGTCTTCCAACTTTGCCCGGCAGGTCTGCCGCATCGTCTTAATTTCCGCTAACGTCATTGCAATTACTCCGTCATGAATTTTCGCCGTAGCCCGCGCCGGGCGGGTGATAGCGATTACTGGGGTCCGGCCCCAATCAAAATTTGTGCAAGCAGCCCCACAGCATCCGCCTCGGGCTGTTCTAACCGCGCACGGCAATACTCGGCACACAATTGCGCGGGCAATCCTGTTTTCGCGGCCAAGTAGCCGGGCAATAATTTCCCGTACACATCCGCCGGGCTTTTCCCGTCCGCAAGCAATTTCCGTTCGTGCGCCACACAATTCTTGGCAAGCTGTTGGGCGATCCGCGCCCCCGCGCCGGTGGCCGGTGGGATTTTTCCGCTGCCCATGTTGAGCGGCGAAAGGGGCTCGTCAAGACCCGGCAGAGTGGGCAGGTTTTCCATCCGCCGGGCCTCATTCCGCGTCAGGAACCCTGCAGCAATTCCCGATGCGTGAGCTGAGTAGCGCGTTTGCAAGTCCGCCCGCCAGAGCGAATCCAAATCATGCTTAAAAAACAGATCCGTTTCGGACGGAGCGAGTAAGTCACGCTGGGCAGCTTGCTCGATTCGCGTGCACCAGGGCTGTAGTGTGTGCTTGGTGTAGGAAAGGAAAAACTGTTCCGCACTCGCAAACGTGGATGTTTTGCCGTGTGAAATGCCGAGCAACACATCGGGGATTCGGAACAGTCTACCGATTTCTTCAAGCTGGAACTGCCGAGCCTCAATGTACTGTGACTCTTGCGCGGTGAGGGAAATACGGTCAGCCTTGAGTCCGCTTTCCAACAACAGCGGTTTCCATGCGTTCCAACTGCCCGCATACCGCTCATTAAAAATACTTCGGAGATTCTCCCGCCCGTCTGCAGAAAGTTCTTGCTCGGTTTGGAGAACGAGGTCGGATTGGAAACCCTGTCTGAACAGTCGCGCACCTTGTTCCTCAGCCGCAAGCAATAGCCCAATAGCCTCACGCGCAAGCAAAATGAGAGATTGCCCCTCCAGGTAACCGGCAGGTGCAAGTAGCTTCACAGACCAAAGGTCATCACTCATCAGCACACGCTGCCCTGTTCGCGGGTCCGCATATCGCCAAAACAGCGGTGTCGGTGGAGGGATGTAAAGGCCCAGCGGATTCATTGGCACCATGCGTCCCGCACTGAGTGGGTGCAATCCACGTACGCCATCCGGCCCAAATTCTTTCTCACTGAATGCCTGTCCAAAGCAGAGCACGTCCAAAATCATGGACTCGCGCAGTTCCATGCTTGTCTGCCAACTGTTCGGCGCATCGTGTAGTAAGCGGAATCGCGGATCATCTACCGCAAGCACCGAACCGGACGGCGTGCGCCGATAGAGATTCAGCGGGAGTGCTGATAGGTCCTCACACAGAATGCGAATGCATGCGAGCACAGCGGATGCACGCATCGCAGTTTGCGGCGTGACATATTGGCCGGACTGTGTGCGGACACCTTGGAAAATCCCTGTCAATGTGGCGAGTGAGTACGGCGCACCCAACGGAGTCAGGTCAGCCCGTTTGCCCTGTGGCAACGGTGGAGCGGGGAGGTTGAGCTGAATGAGGCCCATATTAGGACACCAGCTTTCTGAGGGATTCGCGCTCGGCAATCGCGGTGTCTAGTTCGCTGATGCGTGTGGCCAAGCTGTCAAACTGAACTTGCTCGGCAATGCTGAGACTGCGGGACTCGGCAAACGCGCTATCGAGTAGCCGTGCCGCTTGTGCCTTTGCCTTCTTACGCTGAAAAAACAATTCTGTTAGGTTCATTGCCCTTTCCCTTTAAAAGCTCGAAACAAAATCCACCATGCCCGCGCTCAATGCTTCGCGTGCACTGAGCATCCGGCCACCGCCGAAATTGCTGTTAGCCGAGACACGCGCACCACGTCCGCGCCGGATGGCACCGAGAAAATCTGAGTACCACTGATTCACACCGGCTTGCATGTGTGCCTTCGCGGCATCGGACAACGGAGTGAACGGCGCACGCTCTGTCTTGTGCTCACCGGCTGTAACGGCTGTGAGTTTGACGCCCGCATTTTCCAGTGCCTTAGAAATGTCCGCGTGTAAATCCAGGACGCCCACAGATCCCGCTTCGCCGCTCGGGGTGATGGTGATGGACCCTGCTTGCGATGCAAGCCAATAAGCGGCGGACGCGGCAAGCCCTGACACGAAAGCCCGAACGGGCTTGACTCGGTTGGCTGCATGTATCGCGTCCGCCGTTTCGGGCAGGCCGAGGACAGATCCGCCGGGCGAATCAATCACAAGATCAATTGTTCGGACGGATGGGTCCGCAAGTGCGCGTTTCACGTTTGCGCGAATTTCTGAGTAATCAGAATCCGCGAACCAATCGTTTTGACCGAGCACCCCGAACACACCCACTTGACCGGCTGCTAGTTTCGGGGCTTTCTGTGCGGACGTGCGAGCATCAGGTCCGGCAAGCAATCCGGGGACACAGGATTCCAGTAGGGCGAAAAAAGGACTGCGAAAAATGGCTTGGGCTTGCATTAGTTTGACTCCAGTTCACGGTCTAACAGCTCAATAAACTGCCGGGTAACGGGGTGACAGTGTGTTAATTCGGTGAGGTCCCGCCGTAGCTGGCTCAAGAATTTATGCTGATACGTCGGCGGCCAATTTGCTTTCACCATCAATTCACGCGCACAACGGAAGAGAATTTGAAACGGTTCCTCGGGGTTACTGAGCAGACAATCACATTCCACAATGCACGAAACCCACTCGCGGGCAATCATGCCTTCCACCGTGTTCGGCGGGTAAACGTCAATCGAAAGTGGCGGAATCATTTTCCTTACCTCTCAAAATGTGGGGGCGGGGTGAATCTGCCGCCCCTGCCGGGCTACTGTTGCTGCTTTTTCGCCGGGGCAATCTCTGTGTGAATAAATCCCCTCAATTCGCTTTCAAGAATGCGCGTCAAACGTCCGATTTTGATTCGCGTCAACCGGCCTTGTGTGAGCCATGCGCGAATCGTGGAAGGACTGACACCACCCAAAAATTCGGCGGCCGATTCCACGCTGTGCAGCTTGTCTCTCTCCGGTTCTCGCGCTGTCATAGACGCTCCTTGTTACGCATTGTTGCTCTCTGTTAGCACAATGCGCCCGATTCGGCCTGTCATCAACGTCCTGAAAGTACAGAGAGGGACGCGACTAAATTTAACTTTCATTTGTCCCATTATTGACGCTTCTATTGGTGTCAGTTAACATTTCCATAGTATTGACGCGACAAATTGAACGGTATCACGTCCACTTGAAAGGTCCAATAGTGATGCAATTTTACAGTTTCAATTATCTAGTGCCTACTGCTAAGAAACTGATTCCAAAGTGGGCTAAGAACTGGGAGCACCCCGAGCAAATTACGGATTTTCGGCAGGCGTTTGCCGAGTTCTCAGGTAAAGAGCGGGAAAAACGGATCTATGCCACCGGAGAAATTGGCCGCCGTTTGAAATTGGCCTTTGAAGAGGATGACGAATACCGCCGAGATTGGTTGCTCTTTGACGCTCGCCGCATCAACGCGATTTATAGCAGCCCGCTCGGGCCGGAAATAGCGTCAAGGCCGGACGTAATTGTCATGGCACAGGGACACCCGCTAGACCGTCTGCTCTGTGTTGTGCAAACACGCCTCGCCAAGTCGATGGCCGTATGCCACAGGAAAGAATGCGAAAAGAAATATTATTTCCGCGAGCCGGGCCGCCACGGACAGAAGTATTGCGGTGCGCGGTGCGCGGAAATTGTGGTCCGTGAGGGAAAGCTACGCTGGTATCACGCATCGCGCTAGTCAATCGGCCCTCGCAAGAATGCCCATTGCTGCGCGTTTAGAGACGATTTAAGCGGTGTTGCGGGCGGGGGTGCCCGATATCAGGGGGTATTTTCACTGTGTCACTTCTTGCTGCGCTTGGTGGCTTTCCACGTACTCATCACCAATGAATCCAACCGGTCCTGCCTTCCCTTGACCCACTTCGCATAGTGGCGCTCGGTGGTCTTGATACTCTCATGCCCGAGCAACTTTGAGACTTCCTCCAGTGGCACGCCTTTCTGTAGAAGATCCACCGCGAACGTGTCTCGCAAACGGTGGCTCATCATGTGACCATCGTTCGGGATCTTCGCGGCCCTGAAGCAAGGGGCAATGTAATACTTCGCCCAATTCTTTGTGATGCTTTCTTCCTCGCCCTTTCCGCTCCAGAAAACATAGTCGGGATTTCCGTTCGCCACTTTCAGCAACTCGCTGGCAATGTCGGGCGGAATCGGCACAGAAACCGGGACACCCGTTTTTTGCCGGGCCGTCACAATGCGATGCAGTTTCTTGGCCTTGTCAAATTGAATTTCCGCCCGCTTGAGCGTGAGTGCATCGCGGATAGCAAGGCCGGACCACCGCATGAGCTGCAATAGCGCGTGTACTTTGTCCCGCTGCTCGGGATCTGATACCGTGCCGTACACCGCATCAATCAGGCGCGTGTACTCGGCAGCGGTTAGCGGCATTGTGGGTGTCTCATCGATTTTGATCTTGGGCAATGACGGAATGCGGGGCACCCATTGTGCCTCGTAGCAGTAGCGGAGGAATGAACGGACCCGCTCACGGACTTTGGAGCGCGTGGTACTAGACGGGTACACTTCCGGCCATGTTGCACAGAACGCGGTGAGCAGTTCCCGCGTGATTCCCTGCACCGTGTACACGCTCTGTGATTCGCAGAATTTCTTGAGCCGGTCCAATTCACGGGTGTACTTGCCAATCACTTTCTCGGTGATGCCCTGATTCCTTTTGTCCTGAAGAAAAATGTCGATACAGGCTTGAGTGTCCCGCTGCTCTGCCTTGGGCTCGGCCACAGGTGTGCGACCGGAGAGCTGGTCCTCCAGTTCGCGCTTTTTTTCTTCGGCCTCGGCCCAAGAGCGCGTGCCCGCTTTTTTGCGGTACTGCTTCCCGCCACTGCTCCAGCGCAAATGCTTCCGACAGTCGCAACGTTTGCAGAACTCATCACCCTTGTACTTGCAATCAGAAGAGTGTCTAACAAATATCGTGATGACGGGAGCGCCGGGCTTGAGGTGCCATTTGCGGAGGTTGGCCCTTACGTTGGCTTTTTGTTCTTCGGTCAGCGGGACTAGCGGTTCCAGGTCCGGCATAGCGTCCTCTCCGAACCCCACGATAATGACGCTAGCACAGTCTTAACACAAAAATCAAGCGGACATAATAAAACCCGCGTTTTACGCGGGTAAAATGCTGGCGGAGAGAGTGGGATTCGAACCCACGTTAGAGTTTCCCCTAAACACGCTTTCCAAGCGTGCGCCTTCAGCCACTCGGCCATCTCTCCGCGCTTTCAGAGGCTTACAGGGACCTTGCTCCAAAGAAGGGAACACGCTTTGGAAAGGACTCCATGTATGGGCTTCACTGATTTTATCCGAGAACGACGCTACTTGAACAATGTTTCCCCCGCCACAATTTCTTGGTACACACATGCATTCAAATGGCTGCCCTGTGAATCACCGACACAGGAACAATTGAAAGACACTGTGCTGCGAATGCGAGAAAAAGGACTCAAGGCCACAGGCTGCAATGCCGCGATACGCGCAATCAATGCCTACCTGCATTGGAGCAGCGCAGCCGGTGAGCGAAAATGCGGTGCGGGTTGTCAGCACCCTCACATTCGGCAATTGAAAGAACCTGAGGGCGTCGTCCCGACATTCACCGCTGAGCAAGTCAAACGTCTCGTCAATTGGAAGCCGAAGGCCAAGCATCTTCACCAACGGCGATTGCATCTGCTCACGCTGTTATTGCTAGACACCGGCTGTCGCATCACCGAAGCGTTAACGTTGCACGTCCGTGATGTGGACATGGACAATATGCTTCTCACGCTGGATGGAAAGGGCCGCAAGCAGAGGATAGTTCCCTTTTCGTTTGGACTCCGCAAAGCCTTGCACCGATTCATTTCGGATTTCGAACGAAAACCGGATTCCCTTCTTTTTGCCACACGCGAGAACATCCCGGTCAGACGCATGACTGCACTCAGGGGCGTGAAAATCCTGTGTGGCAAACTCGGATTTGACGCACCTCCGAGAACGCTGCACGCATTCCGTCACACCTTCGCGGTCAACTACCTTCGCCGTGGTGGAAGCGTCTTCCATCTGCAAAAGTGTTTGGGGCATTCATCACTGGAGATGACACGACGATATGCGAACTTGATGACGGAGGACTTGCAGGCGATTCATGAGCGTGTGAGCCTATTATCATCCCGCTGAAGAATACCTTTGCCATGTCAAGCAAGAATCCAAATCTGACTTGTACGACGCGAAGATTGCCGCTCGAATCAGTAAGGCTAGATTTCCAAGCACCGGGGAACCTCATGAATGAGACCGTTGAGCAATACGTACAACGGTTGCGCAGTGGAGAGATACTTCCGGCATTGAAAGTCCGCTATGACGGTCAGCAGTATTTCTTAGAAGATGGCTTCCATCGCATAGAGGCAGCCAAAAGGTGCGGCCTTGAAACCGTGAAGGTCGAAGTCAGTCCTGGCACGCTCGCCGACATGGAGGCCGAGTTTCGAGCATATCTGACTAAACTGAAAGAAAGCCTGAAAAACGGACGTTGAGAACTCACACACTGAGCCTGCGGATAACGCGCTCATACACCGCTCGCGGGATGCGGACAGAACGATATTTCCGCTTGTGCATCCTCTCGGGGCGTTCAAGGACAATGACGCCCTTTTCATCTTCGAATATTCGAGCCACAGTCGTTCTGGAAAAGCCTGTCATCTCTGCAACCTCTTGCAGTGTGAATGCTTGTTGTTCTCTTGAAATCATGCGGTTGATGAGCGCGTGATACTTTTAACGTGCTTGCGCTTCTAACGTCTGTTTGGACTTACCCCATTCATATAGCAGTCGAAATCCGATCATCAATAGCAAAAAGACGCAGAGCGTGAGAATAGCTAAGTCAAACGTTGTCGGGAAGACCTTCATCTCCGAGGCCAAGATGCCCCGCGTTGACCAAATTGAGAAAAAGAAAGATGCAACGGAAGTCGCCAATGCCTCTCTCTTCACACTGAATGGAATGATAAGAACAAACAGTGTGGCAGAGACTAATATAACCACGGCCATCAGTTGGACAAGCGGCTTGCGACGCATAACAAATCTTGCGTGCACTTTCCCAGGAACGACCGTAATAGCTGCTTTGTCGCACGGCATGTTGAAGCTACTGTTGAAGTTCCTCAACATCACACCTTGTATCGATAATGGGGGATTGAACGTTGTCTCAAACTCCACAACCGTTGTATCAAATGGAAAGTCCCGGGCCGATCGTGATGTTCTCACCAAAGGTACTTCGTCAGATTCCTTGCGCATCCAAAAACTTTTGGCCAGTTCGTCTTTGAAAAACTCCACGTGGGTAGAAGTATTTGCGTAGAGTGGCGCGGCTGTTGTGATTAACTCTGCCTGCGAGGGACCCGGACCATAGCCAAGGTTCACAAATATTGTGCCGTGGAAAAAGGGTTCAACTGCTTGATCTTTGACATTGTATTGAATGTAGGAGAGGGGCGGATTACTCGGAAGAAACCCGCAGACTATCGCGGTGGGTTCCTGAGCCTTCCACGCTGAAGTCATTGCATACACGAAGTACGCTGCAATGCCGACGATAAGAATGGAAAACAGCGCAATGCCAACCCGCTTTAGTCTAATCACTTTGGCAAGAGCGATAGCTCTGGAAATGAGCGCAGACCACCTACTCATGTTATGGAGTTTAGGTACTTGCGGGTGGCATCACAATTCTCTACGGTGGTTCAGCCCCACTAGATTCTGGCAGTACCGGGTCTGTGGTGGCATCACACCCTGACATTGCACTGCGGGCGTATAAAGTGCGTGACAGCACTCGGGGGGAACAATGGCGAAAGCACTATGGCTCAAGGCGGAACCCATCCTCTGGTTCTTGGAGAGCATTTATCTGCTCATCATGGCTTATGGTTTGCTGCTGCGCCCGGCGAAATTTTGGGCTTTGCCGCTCTGGAGCCGTTTACTTACTTATTTTGTTCTCGGGTTCTGGTGGACCGGCTTTAGAAATCGCCTAGCAAAGTTCCTGCGCGACAGCCTCCGAGAAATGATCGTTCAGGAGCTAGCCGAGAGCCGAATGGCATTCGTGACATGGTTGCGTGAGGATGCGCCGTGGCGTGGCGAAAACCCATTTTATCCGCCTGGACATAGAGGTGCTGTCAATTCGCAGGAGGGGGCAGGTCAAAATCTTGAGCGCTGATTCGTTTACCAAGCGCATGGGTTCCGAAATTTACACAAACAAGAATTATCCGAAATCGAGAAATCTGGCGTAAACAAACGATATAGCGAACAAAAGGCGAAAATGATAGGATCGTGCTCGTTATGCCCGATGAACCGTTGAGTCGGTCCGAAATTGAGGACTTTCAGCGCCAGTTGTCCCAACTGAGCGAGCCAGCCGTCCGTGATGCCTACGTCCAGGCACACGCAAGGTGCTGCCTTGGGCACGGTGAACTGCCAAGTCCGGCGGAAGTGCAGCGATTCCTCAGCGCGTGGAAAGTTCTTTGGCGATGGGAGCAGAATGAAAAACGGAGAAAATGACTCGGCGTTGTCGAGATGGGGGCTTACTGAAGTTTGTACTTAATCTTCTTTTCTTTGTTGTCTAGCTGTGTAACAAAAATCCACATGACGCTACCGCCTTCAATTTGTGCTTTGTAATTTCCCTCGGGCAAATTCCTGCAATCACGAAATCCTCTTTGACACCACAAAGTGACTTGCCTTCCATCGGGCAGAATTGCGTGTACGGTTTCCTGCTGGACTTCCCTAGTGGTGTTGTATGGCGCGGTTCCAGGTGTCTCTGTAGTGCTGCAATTTGTGTTTGCGTTGATCGTAGCTGTGCCGGTTCCGCCGGGATCACTGGCGGTGCCGTTGGTGCTGCAATCCGTCGTGGCACTCCCTGAGGTGCCACGATGATGAACAGTCACGGTCTTGCTCCAAGATTCGGTGCTCAAAACTTGGATGTTGATAATCGGGCCTTTGTCTTTGGCGAACAGCGAGCTCGCAAATAGGAAGATGAGAAGCACGGATTTCTTCATGAATCACTCTCCCGAAAATTGCGCGTTCATTGTAGTCCAACATCGCGCAACACATCTCACATGAATTGTGAGGTGAGTTGTATTCACACTAATATATATTTTTGATACTTATTTATTTAGATTCAATGACTTAGAGTGTGAACACGATTCACCTCACAATCACCCTACTGAGGTGAATTGAGGTGGACTATTCTATTGTCACGCCGGCCCATAGGAGTTTGCTAATGCGCTTGGGGGATGCAGAAGACCTCGCCAAGTTTGTGATGGAGCTACAGCAAGAAACAGACCGAGGACTTCCGTTGGTAGGTGCAGCACTGGTTGATGAGCTGCTGCAAGAAACCCTACGAGCATTTTTCTGCCAAGGTCGAGCTGATGGTAAGCTGCTGGATGAACCCAATGCGCCGCTTGGGAGTTTGTCATCTCGTGCCCAGGCGTGCTACTCCCTGGGTTTGATTGACGATTATGAATACACGGAAATTGAACTCATTCGCAAGGTCCGAAATGAGTTTGCTCACTCAAAACATGGCATTTCTTTTCAGAATGAGAGAGTGAAGGGGTTGTGTTCCAGTCTGCGCTCGGATTTGCCCAAAGGGGCGGGATACCCCACAAACGATCCTAGATTCCGGTTTGTTAATGCTACAGTCTGCGTAGTTATACGACTCTACTATCGGCCGGACTGGGTTGCCCTTGAACGTAGGCAGCCCAAGCAGTGGTCCTCGGAAGATACAAAGTGGCGCTCGATTTCAGACCAGGAGCCGCCGAAGGGCATTCCATTTATTGCGATGGTTAAACCACGTACGACCAATAGCTGAGGCTCTGTATTTGCGAGCCGTGTTACTATCGTGTCGCTTTGGCCGAAATATTCAGCACGATCTTCAAATGGTTCAGCGAGCATCTGTCCGCTCGATACCTCTTCGTGACGGGAATACTGGCAGGGCTACTGTTGTTCTTACCGGGTCAAATTTTGCGCTATTTCGGCACGGATGAAGTAGCCGCTAAATACAGGGGCTGGATTGCCATAGTTTTCGCACTCTGTAGTCTGCTCCTTATCGCCCAACCCATCGAGAATAGTTATAGGGTTTGGTCAGAAAAAAGAATGATGCGAAGGTGTGTTAGGAGTTTGTCAAAAGCAGAATTCGAAGTGCTGCGACGGGCCGTGTTGAATGAGGGAAGGGGGATTAGGGTAATCGCACAGTTAGGAGAAGCCCGGAGTTTGGAAAAGAAAGGAATTTTCTGGCAGTCAGGGGCCCCAGATGATGTCTCCACTCTCTTCAACATTACCGATCTCGCACACAATATTTTGAGGGAATCCGAATTTAGCCCTCTTTCCGACCCTGACAGGGTTGAGCCGTGAGTCTCGAATGTGCTTATGACGTTGCCGCTGCCGCAAACCTCCAGAATGTCAAACGCCCACGCCTGTCCGATTGCAACACCCCGGTCAATGTGAGTTCTGCCACCGCCCGACTGACTGTGGCAAGGCTGTAACCGATGGCAAGCAGTTTGCCCTTGACTCCGGCACTCTCCTGCCACTCGGCTGTGAGCAGGGCCTTTAGACTGTCCACGCATCCGCCCCGCGACTTTCCCGCTTGAATTGTGAGAGCCTCACTCGCGGCCGCAATGCCCTCGCCAGTCCATTCCAAACGCGGCTGCCCGTCCACTTCTCCGATGCGAAAGTCCATCGAGTGTGTGACACGCTTTCCCACGTTCTGCTTCACCGGGCACAGATGCCCAAGCCCGTCCTCGCCGTTGTGAACGGAGTAAACGAAACGCGGCAAGCCCACCAACGCCTTGACCCCGCCCACCTTGTCACCCACGGACCCGAGATTCTGTGCCGCTCGCTTATTCGTGTGCGCCACTTGCAACAGGGCGACTCCACGCTGTGCGATTAGCGCACGCAATGGCGCGTATGCTTCCCGCGTTGCCTGTTCCTTGTCGGCTCGCATGTGCTCTAGAATTGGGTCAATGATGACCATTCCGATGTCGCGATTTTGTTCTGTGACCAATCGCAAAATCTCCAAATGTTTCGGGTCATCGAAATAGAATCCCGTGTCACCCTCAAGACGAATGCGAAGCAAGTTGTCCGGGTTTCCACCGGCGGCCACAAAGCGCGGGAGAATAGTGTCCCCCGCGTCATCCTCAGTTGCAAAGATGAGCACCTTACCCGAACTCTGTATGGCGTGTGCGCCGTCCGGCCATCCTCGCCCACTGGAAAACCGTGCAGCCCAATCCAGTGTGATTAAGGACTTGCCGCAACCCGGCTCACCGGAGAGTCCGGTTATCTTCCCCCGTGCAACATAACTCGGAAAGATCCAGTCAATTTCCTCGCGCACAATGGAACTAAATCTCTCTAGGGTCCAGTCCTTCTTACCGATGAATACTTCCGGCGGTTTTTGCGTCTTGGCGATTGTGTCCGCGCCTAGCCGTTCCCACTTCTCAATCCAGTGCCCTACATAAAGTCCGCTCTTGCGGAACTCCTCATCCACTCTCGCTGAATTGTTGTTGTATCTCTGATTGAGCAATTGACACAGGACGAATACGGCCTCCGACATAGAAGGGAAACCGGCTTTCTCCCATTCACCCGCCCACAGCAATTCAAAATCTCGCTTGCCGCGTGCTTTGCCATTCGTTTGGTCAATGCGTTCATAAAGCGCCTTGAATTGTGAAGAACGAGAGAGAATTTCTGCCGGAGTCTTCGGCAGCCACCGCCCGGTAAAGGTGAGAAACCGCGAACAGTCGTACACCTCGACCGCGCCCGTTTCGTATGCTCGCTTGCGTCCTTTGCCGGGCAGTTGAATGTCCGTCCCGAGAATGTGCACGCCAGTGCCAGATGGTGACATCTCTGAATAAGAGTTGAGGCCGATGATGATTTCCCGCGCCCAGGGCAGAATCTTGCCAGTACTCGGTTCAACGCAATGGTCCAAGTCCGTGCAACCCAGTCCCTGTCCCATCACAACTCCCACGCCTGTGAAACTGCCCACGGCGGCCTGTGCGTCCCTATAAATGCACCATGTGGCCGGGTCTGTGCTGCTCGCGTGTGCTCCGTTGAGTTGGTACGGCACTTTGGTTGGCACCAACTCCCCGCGAGTGTTCCGCACCATCTCTAACCGCCACAGCACCCAACGTTTCTGCGCCTGCAATTCGGGGATGCTAAGCGACATGGCCCACAGCTCTCTTCACCGGCGGTCGGCGCGGCACCGGGTCGGTGGGAATCACATAGGAAATTGACGGCCTCCATCCGTTCTCAATTGGTGTGCCATCGGCCCATACAAGACGGCGAAATTCAGAACCGTGGGTGCCCGGTTCAATTCGCACTCCGAAATCAGCATCCGCGTGTGCTTTCTTGAGCCGATAGAAACCGTTGAACTCTGGAAACAGGATGATTGCCAAACGGCTGTAATGCGGCATGAGGTTTTGACACACACTGAACGTCTCCCCAGGTACTCGATTGAAATATGTGAGAACCCATCGGGCGTGGTGCCACAGCATTTCAAACGATGTGTTGCGCCATTTGTTCTCGCGCAAGACGGTCAACTCTTGGAGCAGAAAATCCAACAGTGAAGGATTGTGACGATGGAAACGGTAGAAGCGACTCATTAGCCGTGACCTTCGCAACCCAATTTCCTTGCAGTGCTTCATCAACTCATCAACTGCGTTAATCATCTGAGCCTCGATTCAGCGAAAAAAACCGGCCCTTTAGTTCTCACGGATAGAGCCGGGTTCTTGGGAAAGGTCGGAAGCCCCACTCACGATTGAACTCAAAGTGCGGGACCGTGAGTGGCCCGTCCGACTCGGGATGAATGCTTACCCCGCAACTTGGTTAGGTGTGCAGCGTGATGGACTGGATTGCCTCACTCCTGCGCACGCGGCCATCCGTCCGGCGGTAGCCGAGCAGAATGACTTGGCCTTCGGTGGCTTTCGGCTGATCCAGAATCTTGACGTTAATTCCAGATCCACCACGGTCACCGATGACATAGCCGTCCTTGAAATTGCCGAACAGAACGGGCGTGTTCCCGGCCGCAACTGCAGGCATGGACGCGCTAAACACAACCGGATAACCGTGCAAGAAATCCTGTCCGTTTTCGCGGGTCCACACAGGCGTGAACAGATTCGCCCCCATCTGTGCTTTGCGAATAACCACGCCCGTTGCACGCGACATGAGCCATGCTGCGCCGGGGTGATAAATCGCGTTCAGTTTTCCCAGGACATCGAACGTTGCGCTCAACAGCTCGCTTGCGTAGGTATCGCTTCCAGCCAAAACGCCAGTGACGCCCGCGCCAACGTTGCCCAGTAATCCCTGTGCCTGTCCGGTGCCGGTGCCCGCGACGTACAGCGATTCCTCAAGCATCTGAATGCTGAGAATGATGTCCGTGACCGCGAAGGACTGGAATGTGGGCACGTCCTGCAGCAGTTCCCAACTGCAAGTGTGGGTGACACCCGCCATGAACGCGGACAGCGTGAACTGATCCAAGGTCGGATCTGACTCTTGGAAATAGTTGTCAGCCGCGCCGGATTCCGCCTTGGTTGCAGCCGTGCCGAAAGCAGTAGCACGCGGAATCTTGATGTCCATCGCCGTGGGAAGGACCGTTGCGAGCAGTCGGACACCCATTTCGTTCGGCGCCAACGGAACCGGCTGTCCCTCGACAAGAACAGGCACAGCAAACCCGCCTGCAGATCCCGCGCCTTCATACAGACTGGCACCCATCTGCTGCCCACGGCTGCCGAGCCAAGTATAAAAGTCGTCGTAATACTCTTCACTCAGCACAACCGGCGCATCGGGCGTGCGTCCCTGCCTGAGATTGCCAGCGGCTGGGATCAACTTGCCCTGAATAAATTGTTGGTGCAGCGTGTTGTTCTTTTCCGCTTTGGCGATCTGTGGTTTGAGTGCGCTCACAGCGGCCATTGCGAGCGAATATTCCTGTGCTTCACCCTGGGTCATTTCGCGGTTTGCTGCCTCAGCCGTGTTGACGATGGTTTCTGCTTTTCTAAGCGCGAAGCTATGGTCCTTTTTCAGTTCCATCAAAGATGGCATTTGAATCCTCTTTTCCGTTGAAGTAACCGTCCGCCACAATTGCGGTCACGTGCTCGCCGTTGTGGCAGTGCGGTTCACAGCAGCTCGCGCCTAACGTCCCCGTACTAGAGGCAGCTAGCCCGACTGACCCGGCCCTTTCTGACTGGGCAGCACTTAAAACTTTGGGGTTGTCCCTCGCCCGACCGCCCGCGCCTTGCGGCCATTTTCTGCGGGCTTTGGGCCTGCCAAAAGACTTGCTCTTTTGAATTGGGGCGGCGAGTCATGGCCGCCCCTTTGCCGGGCATGAAACAGCAGCCGGGACAATTTCTTCGTGAATAAGTGCGAGCAATTCACTCTCCCGCACCATCGTTCGTCTGCCGACCCTGACCCTGTGCAACTTCTTTTGGGTTAACCACGCCCGAATCGTTGCCGGTGAGAGCCCGCCAAGAAATTCAGCAGCCGATTCCACGCTGTGCAGCTTGTCAGTCTGCGATTCGTAAGCCGTTTTCATGTCTTTCTACCGACTGCTCCCTACCGTGATAATTTAAGACAGACGGTTATTGCTAGCAATACGTATAATTGTTATTATGTGTTACGTAGGAGGAGAAATGATAACTCCAGTTAAGACGGACCCTTTCGTCTTTCGTTGGCCGGTAGTTAATGCGGGCTACGCATGGGCCACAGGACAAGGTGGAAGCAATCATTTAGTTCCACGCGAAGAGATTGAACTAGGGATGCGCCTTCACGAACCGCCCTGTGGATTGTTTCTCGAATTTGCGGAACTAAAGCCCACAGTGATCGCTATCAGAGATTTTGCATGCAAGTACGGTGATCTGTTCAATAGCTACGGTGTGGAGGATTTCGTTATCCGTAATGACAAGCTGACGCAAGGGGCCTCGGAGGACAGATGGAGATCTGAAATTCGATACCTGAAGGCCCTCGTTGATTTTTGGCGTGACATAAAAGCGCGGCGAGTCCGCAAGCTAAAGGAAATCGTCAAGCGAGATGACAAGGGAATTGACTACTCCATTTGTGGACGAAGCGTCATTCTCGCACATGCTGAAGTTGCTCTTGAGACACCGATGAGCCGCTTTGCGCCGAACGATTTTGTTCTTCCGGCAAAGTACGCTCTACAGAAGGAAATAAATAGAAAGCTCCGGGAAGAGGACACGCTAGTTCTCCCGCAACTCGCGTGGACTCCTGACCACCACCAGCGGATCATATTCCGGCCCTCAAATCTGCTCGCTGCAATGTGGCTTCAGTTTGCTCAAGCGGTCACAGAGGAATTTCAACTTCAAATCTGTGAAGGATGTGGAAAGTATTTCCAAGTGGGTCCGGGTGGACGGCGTGCCGATGCGAAGACATGCAGCGATGCGTGCAGACAGCGCAAGAATCGGCCACTTAAAATGTGACGAAAATCATTGCGCTCAGAGTATGCACGCTTTATGATTTGCCCGGAACAGGTATCCAAGGTAAGTCTTTGAAAAGGCATGGCGAAGGATTCCACGTTAGAGTTTCCCCTAAACACGCTTTCCAAGCGTGCGCCTTCAGCCACTCGGCCATCTCTCCGCGGGAGGATGTAGGCGGCCTGCACCCCAACTATCTTGTGCAAGGTTGGAGCACCCTCCG